AGAAGAATTCGAATTACCATCAAGAGGTTTACCTTATGATGAAAAAAACCCACTATCTAAAGGTAAAATACACATAAGACCTTGGATAACAAGTGAAGAAAAAATATTAGATAAGTTTGATAGAGGAAATTTTTTCAATGTTATAAAAAAGTTGATACAAAACGCTGTTGTTGAAAAAATTGATATTGATGAAATGACCGATGCAGATGTATTTTTTGTGTTATATTGGCTTAGAGTTATAACATATGGTCCAACTTATAAAATAGACAGAGAATGTCCTGAATGTGGTTCAAAAATAAGTGTTACAGTTAATATACAAGATTATCCAATTAAATATTTAGAAGAATATAAAGATGAATTTGAGTTAGAATTGCCAGTATCAAAAATTAAATTGAGAATGAAATTTCCTAAGTTTGGTAGTTTGATTGAAGCAACAGAATCAAAACATTCTGATTTATATAAGATGGGAATTAAGATGAGTCCTGAAATATATAGATATGCTCTTTGTACTGAAGAAATGACTTTACCTACTGAAACTAAGGATATATTAACAAAAGCTGATGATTTTAATTTGATGCTTAATAAAATATGGCCGATGCTTCCAGCTGGAGATTTAGTTGAGATTAAACAATACTTAGCTAAATTCGATCATGGTTATACAGAAAACGCAACATCACAATGTCCAGAGTGTCAAAAATTCTTTAATCAAGCACCTATAATGACAGACGAATTTTTTCGTCCAAGCGGTAGATAATCCGCAATTAATAGTAGATGCACTAAGTATTTATAACGATATAGAAAATGAGATTAATTCTGAATTAGTACAATTAGTATATTTTGGAAAATTGAGTTACGTAGATTTACAGTTCATGACTTATAAGGATAGAGTTTTTTGGTTTAAAGAAATAGAAAAAATAATGAAAATGCAAAATAATGTAAATACTTCAGATGAGTTTAAGGGTTTTTCTTAAACTCATTTTTTATTAATAAAGAACAAATTAATATAAGTATATGTAAATATTAATAAAAATTTAAGGTGTTGATGTTTTTGGCTATTGAAGATAATTTCTTATTATATGTAAAAGATACCGCAGGTCAACCTCAAAATAAATCTGTTGATAATTATGATGATCAACAATTAGAAAAATTAGAAAAAATAAATAAAGTTTTAGAAGATATTAAAATTTTAACAGAACAAGTGAAAGATAAAGATGTTAAGGTTGAAGTTAAATCAGAAAATAAAGAATCTGAATTAGTTAGTTTTGGGAATTCTTTAATTGATTCATTAACTAAATTTAGAGAATCTTTAACTAATAAAAATATTAACAGTAATGTTAGTATGTCTGGTGGCATGGCTAATTCTAATTCAATGATTAAAACTATGCAAGATTCAGTAGTTAATAATAATAAAAATGTTAATGATTTAATTAAAACCAATCGATTAGCTTATCAGATGCAAACAAATTTTGGTAATAAAATGAAGGATATGGGGCATAAATTTATGGATGTGATTACTACACCCATAAAATTATATACAGATATTAAAGAGAATATTTCTAGTGCTATGGATTTTCTAAAGAACCCAATGGAAGGCATGTCTGATTGGTTAGGATTAGGTAAAAAAGATAAAAAAGAATTAGAGATTGCAGGTATAGTTAAAACAACATTAGATATTAATAAGGTTAAAAAAAGTTCTGCTGTTGGCGTAGCTTTAGTTTGGTTTAATGAAGAATTAAAAAATATGTTAGGATTAAAAGGTGGATTAAAAGAGAAAATAACTCAAACTGAGGGAAAAGAATATTCTCTTGGTCAGGGTATTTTAGAACGGGTGCTTGGAGATAGAATATCAAAATTTATTCGACCTTATATGAAATTTTTTAAATCAGCGGGAGTATTGTTAGGATCACTTGCCGCTATAACTGCTGGTACAGCTTTAATAGGTATGACTGTTAAATCTAGATTATCAAAAGCTGAGGCAACTGGTAGAACACCTGAAAAGCTTTTAGATTTAAAAGAGGGGGAGAAAGCTAGTAAAACAGATACTTTCATTGCTCAATCTGCTATAGGATTGGCTGGTGATGTTGGTAAAGGAACATCTACTGAAAGAACTATGAATGGTGTAAAAAATGCGGCAATAATGGGTAGTGGTGCGGCATTAATTGGTGGTGGCATAGGTGGTTTAATAGGACTAGTTGGAGGTCCGATAGGAATGGCTGCAGGAGCGGCGATAGGTGCAAAACTAGGTGTTGTTGTTGGTGGTTTAACTGGTATAATAGGAGATAAACAACTAGCTAAAAGTGTTAAATTTATGAAAGATAATTTTGCTGATTTAGTAACTCCTTTAGGTGCTGTAAAACTTGGTTTTAAAGGTTTAGAGAGTATTTTCCCTGGTCTAATGGATACCTTATCTAAATTATGGGATAAGGCTAAAAAGAAAGCGGGAGAAGTTTGGGACGCCGCAAAAGAAAAACTTGGCATTACTGATAAAAAAAATGAACAAAATCCTAATCAGAATGTAACAGATAAAAACTATCACTCTACTACTGATAATAAACAAAGATCAGGTGGTATTAATTTAGATGATTATAAAGTTGCCCCAGATTTAGCTACCGCAACAGTTAAATATATATCCGGAAATGAAGGAGGAGGAGCCGGCTCCGTAAATAAAAATGATGCTGGGGTTGGTGCTTCTGTAGGTCCTTTACAATGGAACAGAGGTAGACTTAAAGAAGTACTTGATAATATGAAAAAAGCAGATGAGAAAACTTTAAGTGCAAATATGGGCGAAGATTTCATGAAAAAATATGAAGCACATAAAGATTGGTCAAAAAAAGGCATAGTTTTTACTGAACAAGAGAAACAAAATTGGCAAAGAATGATGTCTGAACAGAAAAAAATGAAACCAGAAGATGCTAAAATTCTAAATGTTGTAAATAATATAGCAAAAAGAGACACAGATAGATATTTAAAAATAGCTCAATCTAAAGGTATAACTGACCCAAAAGCACAAATGTTCTATGCTGATATGATTAATCAACATGGAGAAGGTGGGGCTAATAGTTTATTAACAAGAGCCGGCGGAGACGGTAGTTTTGAAGCATTGAGACAAGCTAGAAGTCAGAGATGGTCTGGTCAGTTTGATTACAGAGCAAATAATCTAGAAAAAATATTCCCAACAGTACAGGAACAATTAATTAAAACAGAACAAACAGCTAAAAATGCTGTTAAAGTAAAATCAGTTGAAGTTGATAAAAAAGCAGATTTAGCAATGATAGAAGCTGAACAAACTCAAATAGATAAAAAACAACAAGAGAATTTATTTGCAAAATCAATGACAGAATTATCTGCTAAGTTTCCTGATTTAGCAAATAAAGATAAAAAAGAAACAGTGAAATCAGATGAAGTAAATCGTATGAATAATATGATTACTAGTAGTAATGAAAATATACTTGGTATACCTAAAGCAATTATGGATATGATGTTTGGAGTTAAAATTGGTGGAGATGGAAATATACTTGCTTAATATTTGGTATACTTTGATTGGAGGTATTAGATAGATGTCATCAAATAGTCAGTTCGGTCTTGGTGATAATTTTAAAGGTTCTATTATCGAAGCAGCCGGCGGCCGCAATGTTTTCCCGGATAAATCACTCTCTGAATATGTTGACTTTTATACTCATGAATTTATGGGAGAAATAGATACTAATGTCGATTTTTTTGATTTATATGGATTACCTAAATACACAGCTTCTAAAAACGAAGCTGTAGCACCCAGTTCTGGGACCATCTCAACTAGTGCGATTAGAGATTATGAAAATAAAAGTTCTGGTTTGACAAAAACATCAAAAGCAGGTGACACTTTTTTAGGTTATATTCCAATTGAAATTTCAACCACAAAATTTAGTACTAATATAAACAGCAGTACTGGGTTCGCTGATACTGTTGATGAAGAAGATGATAGTGGGTTAAAAGTTAAAATTGTATTACCATGGAAACCGCAAGAACTCAGAGATTCTGTAAGTGTTAATTTCAGTAAAAAAACAAAGACAGGAAATAATATAGAAAATATATTTAGACAGGCTGGAGGTAAAATTTTATCAGATTTTGTTGGTAATGATTTAGCTTCTCAATTTTTGACAGTTGATTATAATCCAGAAAGTTTAAAGAAAGAAATAGGGTTAGATTTTATATTACCTTTAGGTACTAATAAAACAATAAAATATGATATAAAATGGATAAATGAAGTTAGAAAAGGTTTAGGAAGACTACAAGGTTTAGTTTACCCTAAAGGATGGTTATCTTTATACCCACCAATATTGAAAGTAAAAGTTGGTAATATTTATAGTGGGTTTAAAGGTTATATAACCAGCGTAGAATTATCATTCTCAGAAGACGTAATAACACTAGAAGATGGATCTGTTTTTCCTTTAGTTATTAATGGTACAATAAGATTTATTAATTTATTTACTTATGGCTGGTATAGTAAAGATAGTGAGAAATCGGGGAGAGCTTTATCAGATGAATTCAATTTATCAAAAAATCCAGCTTTATTATTTGGTGTTCAGATGGCTGACGTGCATGCTTCATTAGCAAGTATGAGAACTTCACCAACAATTAATAAATCTTCATCTAAAGCTAAAAAAGATTCAGATGTCGCAACGGGTGTTAAATCACCCAATATATCTTCAGTAGTAAATAGTGTTAATAATTCTTCACCAGCGGAATTAAATTATGATTCATTTAAAAATTCTATAGCTGTGTCAAATAGAAATACTGATATATTAACTGGGTTTTCTAATGAAGATACTATATTAACTAACCAAATAACTCAATATATTAATAATGATTATGCTACTGATGACATGATTTTTTCTGATACATCCAATTTATATAATGAGTATTACAAAAATTATAGTGCTATTAGTAATGGCAATCTAGATTTTCTGGGTGTAAATAGTAATAGTGAATTAATTTCATCATCTAACAATATAATGGGTAAAGTATTAAATGTTAATACTATTTCAAATTATGCTAAATTAATTAAAAATATTAAAAATGGTGATGTTATAGATATATTGGCTTCTCTATCACAAGTTACATCTGGTACCAGTGGAGTATTAAATTCTAATATCAGAAATATATTAAACTCTACAAAAGTTGGGATTAGTATACTTAGAACGTTAGATATTAGTGGTATAAATTTGGATAATATAGCGGCAATATATGGTAGTGTTGAAGAATTATTAAAATATATTAATAAAATAGATGTTAAAAAACCAACAGCTAAAGATGAATTTGCAAAAGCTGTATATGCAAGTACTTTACAATCACAGCAAATAGGCAGTATACTTAATAATGTGAACACAAATATTAACAATGCTAATGTCAGATACGATAATCAAAATAATAATTTATCTAGTAGTGTTTTAACATCTTTATCAAATTCGTCTAACTCAGCTATATCAACTGAAATTTATAGCAATTATGATATGTATAAACAAGTTATAGATAGTTTGAAATATAAAGCAACTGAATTAGCAGATAGTAAAATTATAAACACTAACGTTTTAAATTCAACAGCTAAAATGTCAGATTACATAAAAAAGGTTGACACTAGTTCTGTGTTTGGTGTTAGTGATATTTATAAATCATCTCTCAATAAAATAGATGAATCAATGTAAGGTGGTTTTAAATTAATGTCAACAGTATATGGAGATAAATTAGAACATAACAATTTAGAAAGCAAGCATCATATGTCTGCCAATACTGATATATTTAAATTCGAAGGTATAGGTACAATTCCTATGCACATGAAATATATTAAGATACCTGAATATGTTAATGGAGAAACTTCCTATAAAGTTAAAGAAATAGATATACATAGATTAGATAATATAGCTTATAAATATTATAAAAACCCAGAATTATTTTGGGTTATAATGGCTGTAAATGATATTATTGATCCATTTAGTATTAAAAATGGTGACGTGTTAAGAATATTACCTAAAGATTATGTAGAATATAATATACTACGTTATAATGCTAGTAATGAGGATATATAATGTCAACAGTTTCTTCATATAAATTTAAAGATTATAAAATAAGATGTAAATTATCTTGGTATGATAATGATAATAAATCTATACCGGTGAAATTATTTACATATCAATTAACACAGTATACACCTTCTGTTTATGCAGAAATTGCCATTATAATTCCGTCAGAAAAAGCCCCAGATTTTAAGGCTATAGAAAATTTAGAGATTAAAGATAGAAAAATAGAATTATGGTTTGAAGATGAATTGTATTATACTCCACTTAAAAAAAGTTGTTTCGCCGGCCCATTTAAATTTTGCGTAGTATCTTATACAATGACAAATATAAATCTAACTCACGCTGAATTAAATGATGAAAATTATACAGATGCAAAGATGATAACTTTACAATGTATTGATTCTGTATTTTATAAGATGACATTAAATGAAAAATTTGCATCATTCGGTAAAGTAAATACTTCAGCAGTAGTAGAAAAATTAGTGTCTGACAATGGTGGTAAAATAAAAAAATTAGTTAATTCAGATTATGCTTACACTTGGTTACAAACAGCAATGACAGATTATAATATGATTAGGTCTCTTTTACCTTATAGTAGATCATCAAGTGGTAATTTAATGTATAATTTTTTTATGTTCAATGAAGAATGTTATTTTTCCCCTATTAGTGAAGGTAAATTACAACCAGTAGCATTATATATTGATAATCAGAAAAATGCACCAGCACTAGTTAAAGATGACAGTTTTAAATATTTAATAGAACAGTATGGTAGTAGTGATAATTTATATTGTGCTGGTCGAGGGTTTGAAAATTTTAATCAAACTAAACCAACAAAAATGACTAAGCAAAGTTATGATAAAAGTAATAAAGGTAATAGACAACATAAAGGCGTTGGTACTAAATATATTAATACAGCGTTAGAAGATAAAACTTTACAAGAAATATATATCAGTAATATCAGACATAGAATATATACTTTCTCTAAGATGTTGTCAATGACAGTAGGTGCTTACCCAGATATAACTCCTATAGATTGTATTGAAATTTATAATGAAACAGATGGTAAAACTAAGATTTATGATGGTATTTTTTATGTTGCATCAGTTAAATATATATATGGTGAATCTCATAGTAGACCATTTGCACCGATGATGCATTTAGTTTTATGTAGTGAAACTGATATTGCAGGTATTGAAAAGCCAGAAGGAAGTGCTGTATAATGGAAAAATTTAGCGGAATATTTATTGGTACTGTAGTTGATAATAATGATCCTAAAAAATTAGGTAGATTAAAAATAAATGTACCAACTGTTTATGGTAATATAAAAACTGATGATTTACCTTGGGCGTCACCTAGTTTTCCATATGGTTATCATGACAGAGGTTTTTTCTTTGTTCCTGAAATAGGAGCTTTAGTTACGGTTATGTTTTTAAATAATTCTCCTTACACAGCCGTTTGGATGGGTGTTATACATAGAGAAGATGATAATATAGTACCACAAGAAATCAAAGAAAATTATCCAAATAGAAAAGAAATAAAAACTAAAGTTGGGTATATATTATTTGATGATGAAACTAATTATATTCAGATTAAACATAAAAATGGTTCAGAAATAGTATTCAGCGACAATGGTGATATTGTGATACACGCCGCTAAAGATTTAGTATTATTATCTGATAATTATATACTTGAAAATCCATCTGGAAAAACAAATGTTACTTCTTTACCAGAATATAAATCTAAAAATGAAGTTGACAAAATGAATGAACAAGAAAAAGCTGATTATGAAAAACAAATCAATTCCTATAGTGAAGCTACAAATGAAAATTGTCAAAATTCAGGTTCTAGTGCTGGTGGCGGTACTACTAAAGAATGTCAATCTGTTTCTAGTTCTGTAATGAGACAGTGGGGAATGTCAAATAGATTATCAATGAATGATTCTGCTCTGCAAAATTATCTTAAAAATTGCAGAAAAATGTCTAGACACACAGATAAAGCTAATGGTAATAATCTGTATTTTACTGATGAATTAGCAACTAGATTAGAAAATGCTTTAGATGAATTACAGATGTCATACCCAGAAGCTTATGCAGGTTTTATATTTACTGATGGATTTAGATCAAGTACTGTTACTTATGGTGCGACAAAATCAAGACATAAATTTGGTGTAGCATTTGATTGGGGTTATAAAAGATTAGAATGTTATGATTTAGAAACTGTTTATTATGTTTTGGGGAAACACGGTATCTGTTGCCCATTAAGCAGTTGGAATGGTCAAGACGAAGGTATGCATATGGAATTAGCTAGTTCGAAATATTCAGGTTCTAATCCAGCTGATAATTTATATCCAAAAACAGAATCAGTTTAAGAACTTAATTATATGAAGGTGATTATTTATGCCAGCTTCAACTAGAATAAGCGATAGAACTGTTGGGGTCTGTGATATCGGGGAAGATTGTTGTCCTCACAGTAGAAGTGGTACCAATGCAACAGGTAGTCCAAATGTATTTATAAATGATTTGAAATGTCATAGATTAGGTGATACTGGACCAACAAATTGCCCTCATGGTGGAACTTTTGAATCAACAGAAGGTTCACCTAATGTATTTGTTAATGATAAACCTAAAACAAGAATAACCGACACAACTATATGTCAAAACTGTGGTCAATCTGGTAATCATGTTTCAGGAAGCGATAATGTATTTGTTAATTAAAAAGGATTTGATTAAATGAGTTATCCATATGAATATACATACCCTAAAAAATTAGAAGCTGTGGGTTATTCCGGTCCTATGCCAATAAATAATGGCGATACTTATGTGGCAGGAATAACAGATACTATTGATATTAGAGACTTAATAAGAGCGAGTATAGAAAGAATAATTGGGACATCTAGA